AAAGAAGGCCTTCAACTTCATGTAGAAATGTCGGCGCTACAGGTTCGTTTCCAACATGACCCAGAGTTGCAAAGATTCATCAAACAGAAAATTGATGATGCACGAGGAAACACTGATGCTTGTAACCCAGCACTTGTATGGGAAGGTCGTGGTGCAAACGGAGAAGATTTGCGTGGTGATGGAAACCACACAGTCTTGGGCGCTGGACAGTCAAAACACGCTGTTGATATTCCAGTAATGCGTATTCCATATGCTGTTCACTGTGAACTTACAGATGAAGAGTTGCGTTTCATTGGAAACTTGCGTAACAAAAAACCAGACGTTATCAAGAAAGATATCTCAGAATCAGATGCTATCAAATATGTTCTTGACATGGCGTCAAAAAAAGTTCCTTTCAACGCACAGTCAAATGTTACAGCACTAAAAGAGTTTGGGTTTACAAAACAACAGTCACAAACTATATTAAACAAATCGAATCAAATTCTTGAAACTCAAGCAGAACATATTTCTGCTGGACGTATCTTTATCAACTATAAAGCAAACCCACATTCTTCTATTTTGGATGCAAAAGTTGCTTCTTATAACCGTCCAGACCTTGGGCAGTGTTCGATGTACTTCTCATCTGGTGCTTTGCGTCTGGAACGTGTTCTTGAAACACTTTATGCCACCGATTGCACAAAATGTATAGTTGTTATTCACCACCCAACAGTGGCACAATCAAAGTTGTGGAAAACACAAATTCAACCTCTCTGGTTGAATATCTGCAATCACTTCAATCTTGACGTTGAATTTGTTGAGATGATTATGTGGGTGGAAGATATCTCAGTACAAGAAAAGGAAACAGCGTGAACCTATTTGAACTAGGACAAGAACAAAAACTTCAAAAGACTGTTAGGGTGCTTTGGTGGCCAAATATTACATTTATGAAGGACTTGGCCAAAGATTCATATATTCAAGTGGCCAAGAATCAGATTAAACTTCTGAATGAAATTCGTGATGACTTGTGGCATTATATGATTCTTCCTTGTCCAGTTCCCTCGTTGCAGTTTGATAATGTAACGCAGTGGTACATGGACTTTGAAACTTATCCCCAGACCATGCGCTCTAATTTTCGTGTAGATGTAGTACGAAAGATGCTTAACAGCAGTCTTGACTTTGATATTGTTATGTCACACTTACCAGAACATACACATCAACTTGTCAATACACTTTACAATGTAACACACCATATGCCTCCAGTAATGGGGTATTGTCATTGGTTTGATTTGAAGAAAGTTGTTGCATGGCCTAAAGATAGTTTCCTACAAAACATGACTGGGCTATTAGAGTATGATAGATGTTATATCAATACACAATTTCAAAAAAACTTGGTATTAGAACAAGCGAGTGATACATTTAATACAAAGACTATTACCAAACTTGATGAAATCTTAACTGTTCAACACTTGGGTGTTAATGCAAACGATATCATTAATGATATTAAACCTATGGCCGTGGGCAAAAATGATATCACATCTGATATCAAAACTATTGTGTTTAACCACCGCCCTGATACTTATAAACACTTCAAAGAATTTATTGCTGTGTGTGATAAGTTGTGGGAACTACGACAGGACTTTAAAGTTTGGGTTCCATTACTAGATAAACCTAATCGTGAATATGTTGTTACAACAAAGTTTGATAAAGAAGGGTACTACAAGGAACTGGAAAGTTGTTATGTAGGATTTTCTCCTAAACAAAGTTATGGCGGATGGAGTGTATCAACTACAGATGGGATGATGCGTGGCGTGGCTTATGTCATGTATGATGCTGGCTATTATCACGAACTAAACCCGAAGGGAGATTTCTTCAAAGATGACCATGAAGCACTTATGTTGTTGAATACATATTTGGACGATCCTCATTTTAGGGACGAAGAAGCAGAAAATGCTCTTGAATGCATTTATGAAACTCTAATATACAAAGATAAGATGGTAGAGATGAATGAATATATGAACGACTTACTATCCAGACAAAAGGTAATGGGTGATAGTGACAAGTTCAAAGAAATTGTTGAATATATCAAAACTAACAAAGAAGTTAGAAAGATAGATTTGATGAATTGGTTGTGTTGGGGTAGAGGAATTAAGTGGACACCATATCGGCGTGCTCTTATGAATCATCCAAACATATATGATGTAAACGACTCTAACCCAACATACTGTTGGAAAGATTAATTAAAAAGGAAACGAAATGAAAGAGAATGATATTGTAACGGTTGTACTGACAAATGGTGCAGAAGTAATTGGTAGGTACATTACAGATGATATGGTGTCCTATACTATTGAACGCCCTCGCTTGGTTCAAGTGAATGATAAAGGTGTTGGATTAGTGGATGGTGTTTGTATGACAGGTGAGAAGGTTGATGGGACATTACAGTTTAATAAAACTTGTGTTGCTTTCGTACTTCCTACTATGAATGAGATTGCTACAGGATGGCAGACACAAACTACTGGAATTCAAGTTCCACAAAAAAGTGTAATTCTCTCTTGACAATAGCGATATAATATGGTATTATATACACAATGAAAAAAACTATGAAGGAGATACGATATGATTGATGAAACTTTACTACTAGACTATCAAAGATTTGTTGATGCAGTCACCAGCGATGAGTCGAAAGACCCAGATGCATTTGGTGATGCCTTAGACATTATTGATGAACACGGTGTTCCCCCAGAACGTCTAATTACTGCTGCAATGGGCTTAAGTGCTGAGAGTGGTGAATTTATTGAGATCGTTAAGAAGTGTTTATTCCAAGGGAAACCTATGGATGAACATACAGTATGGCACGCCAAACGAGAGTTAGGTGATATATTGTGGTATCTCGTTCAAGGGTGTATTGCTCTAGAAACTAATATAGAGGAAATCATATATATGAACACAGACAAACTTGAATCACGATACCCTGATGGGTTTGATTCATTCCGTTCTGAAAACAGAGAAGAAGGAGATTTATAATTGGACTTTTTGAAAGATATTGCCAAGACAGCGGGCAATGAATACGCTGCATTAGTAAGTGAAGGTGTAGAGGCAGGAGATGTAGATTCGTTTATTGACACTGGTTCTTATATCTTCAACGCTCTACTGTCTGGTAGTATCTATGGTGGACTTGCTGCCAATAAGATTACTGCTATTGCAGGCGAGAGTGCCACAGGTAAGACGTTCTTTATCATGGGCATGGTTAAGGCATTCCTTGATGCAAACCCACAAGCGGGTGTTTTGTATTTTGAGTCTGAATCTGCTATTACAAAACAGATGGTAATTGATAGGGGTATCGACCCACATCGTATGGTTATTTTACCTGTTACCACAGTACAAGAGTTTAGAACTCAATCTCTTAAAATTGTAGACAAGTATCTAGAAACACCAGAAGGACAACGTGCTCCTATGTTGCTGTGTCTAGATTCACTTGGTATGTTATCTACAACTAAAGAAGTAGAAGATACTGCTGAAGGTAAAGAGACTAAAGATATGACACGGGCACAGATAGTCAAGGCTACCTTTCGTGTACTGACATTGAAACTAGGTAAAGCAAAAGTACCTATGATTGTCACCAATCACACATATGATGTAGTTGGTTCTATGTTCCCTACCAAAGAAATGGGTGGTGGTTCTGGACTGAAGTATGCTGCTTCATCTATCGTATATCTTTCTAAGAAGAAAGAGAAGGATGGAACTGCCGTTGTTGGTAACATCATTCACTGTAAGAATGCTAAGTCTCGCTTGACCATAGAACATAAGATGGTAGATGTACGTCTGATGTATGAACGTGGGTTAGACAGGTATTATGGACTGTTAGAATTAGCAATTAAGTATGACATCTTTAAGTCAGTATCAACTCGTATTGAGTTGCCTGATGGTACAAAGACCTTTGGTAAGACTATTAATAACAATCCAGAGAAATACTTTACAGAAGATATCATGCAACAACTAGACGTTGCTGCTGGTAAAGAGTTTAAGTATGGGCAATATGTACCAGAAGTTGAGGACACCCCAGAAGATGAAGCACCTAGTACAGACGTATGAGAACGTAATCTCTGAGTCGTTATCAAAACAACTCATTGCCATGTTTGAACGATATCCTCAACACCATGAGGATGTTGTTCTTGATGGACACCGTTCTTTTAAACAAGTAACTATGCAACTTCACGAACAGTGGAAGCCTTTTGAAGAAAAACTTCAAGAGGTTTTCTACTCTTACATTGATAAGTATATGAAGGATTCTGATGTCACAGAAAGAATGTTTCCACCAAAGTTTGCATTCGAAAACTTTAGATTAAAAAGATACATGCCTAATGACATTGATGAATTTGATAATCATGTTGATGTGGGTAGTATTGATAGTGCGCCAAGGTTCTTGGTTTTCTTCTTGTATCTAGATGACAATGAAGGTGGACATACAGAGTTTCCACAGTTCAATATTTCTGTTCAACCAAAGACAGGGAGAATGTTAATGTTTCCACCATTATGGACACACCTACATGCTGGACGCAAACCAATCAATAAACCAAAATATATTATAGGAAGTTATTTAC